GTATTTCTATTACTGATGGTGCTATCTCTACTTCTATTACCCAATACACAGATGCACTCGCTAGAGGCGCAGTCTCGGTAACAGACAGCGGTGGCGACGGTGCATTAGCATACAATTCCACTACGGGTGTAATCACTTATACGGGGCCATCTGCTACCGATGTTCGCGCACACTTTAGCGCCGGCACAGGTATCACGATCACTTCAGGTGCTATCGCAACAACAATCACACAGTATACAGATGCTCTTGCGCGTGGTGCGGTATCTGTAACAGATAGTGGCGGCGATGGATCACTAGCATACAACAATACAACTGGTGTAATTACATATACTGGTCCAAGTGCAACAGATGTCCGCGCTCACTTCAGCGCAGGAACAGGTGTTACTATCACTGATGGTGCAGTTGCTATTGGTCAGGCAGTTGGAACTGGTTCTAACGTTACATTCAATGATTTAACTGTTAGTGGCAATCTTACTGTTTCTGGAACTACAACTACAGTAAATACTGAAACAATCAATCTTGCTGATAATATCATTACACTTAATAGTAATGAAGCTGGCACCCCAAGTCAGAATGCGGGTATCGAAGTTGAACGTGGTACTTCTACTAACGTGGCCCTTCAATGGAATGAAACTAGTGATGTCTGGGAATACACAGTAGACGGCACCAACTATATTCCAGTTGTTGGTACTACTGCAACGCAAACTCTTACAAACAAGACACTTACCAGTCCAACACTAACAACACCAGCATTAGGTACTCCTGCTTCTGGTGTAATGACCAATGTAACTGGTACAGCTTCTGGATTAACTGCTGGTAATGTAACGACCAATGCGAACTTAACTGGGCATATCACATCGGTAGGCAACGCAGCGGTACTTGGATCATTCACTTCTGCTCAACTCCTAGCAGCCTTAACTGATGAAACTGGTACTGGTGCTGCCGTATTTGCAACCAGTCCGACATTGGTTACTCCAACTATTGGCGTAGCAACTGCCACATCTGTTAACAAGGTTGCGATTACTGCTCCAGCAACTGGTTCTACTCTAACACTTGCCAATGGTTCTACTCTAGCAACTTCTGGTGCGTTTAGCACAACTCTAACTGCCACTGCTGCAACTAATGTAACATTACCAACTACTGGCACTCTAGCGACACTTGCTGGTACAGAAACTCTTACCAACAAGACAATCAGCGGTGCATCAAATACACTATCGAATATCGGTAATGGTTCTCTGACAAATAGTGCAATCACTCTTGCTGGTACATCCGTATCTCTAGGTGGTGCATTCACCGCAACTAATATGCTTGATGCAATTAAGACCGTAGATGGCGCAGGGTCAGGACTTGATGCAGATTTACTAGACGGCAATTCAAGTGCATATTTCCGTATCAACATCTATGATTCAGCTGGGACACTATTAAACTAATGGGAACTGTAGTCCAACTTAAAAGAAGCGAAACAACTGGTGCGATACCAAGCACCGTTGACATCGCAGTGGGAGAGCTTGCTGTTAATTTGGCAGATGGTGCGCTATATTCAAAGAAGACTGATGGTAGTATTATCGAAGTTGGCGGATATAATCCAGACTTTTTCACAATTCCAGGAACTATCGACCTGGGAGATATTGCTGGCACAAGTCCCTCTGTTTACGATATGGGTTCATTATAAATAGTCCTAAAGAGGACACGTTATGGCAATTTCATCAAGACAAGGGTTAATAGATTACTGTCTCCGTAGACTCGGTTTTCCAGTAATTGAAATTAATGTCGATGACGATCAAATACAAGATCGCATCGATGACGCATTGCAGTATTTCCAAGAGTTTCATTTTGATGGTGTGGAAAGAATTTATCTTCAACACCAGGTTACGGGCGCAACACTTAAATTTTCTGGTCTATCTGCGCCCTCATTTGAAGACGGCGAAATGCTGATTGGCGCAACGTCAGGTGCAAGATGTAAAGTTGTTTCTATTAACGGCACAACTTTAAGTATTAGTAAAGTATCTGGAACATTTATCGCCAGTGAAACAGTTACAGGTGAAACGTCTGGCTTTAGTAGAACATTAGCACCAACCGCTTTTTATACTCCCGGTGATATTCAGAATGGATATGTTACCATTCCTGATGCGGTTATTGGTGTAATCAGAGTATTGCCAGTAAATGGACCTAGCTCTGGTATGAATAATGCAAACAACATGTTTGATGTTGTATATCAATTCCGCATGAATGATATGTATAATCTTTTATCCGCGGACATGATTTATTATACACAGATGAAGCAATACCTTTCGATGCTAGACATGCTTCTAGTGGGCGATAGGTCGTTTGCATATAATCGTAAGACTGACAAATTAGAAATTCATTGCAACTGGGAAGATGTTTTTGATCCTGGCGATTTCATTATTGTCGAATGCTACCGTATTCTTGACCCAAATACATATACACAAGTATATGATGACCGTTTTCTAAAAACGTATGCAACTGCGCTAATCAAAAAGCAATGGGGTGATAACATGAAGAAGTTTGGTGGTATGCTACTACCGGGCGGTATCGTCATGAACGGCCAACAAGTCTATGATGAAGCGGTGGAAGAAATTCGGATGATTCAACAAGACATGCAACTTAGCTCGGAACTTCCCGTCGATTTCATGGTGGGATAAGATATGCCTACCAATTTCTACTTTCAATCAGGGAATACATCAGGTTCAACAAACGAACAACGTTTGTTGGAGGACCTTATTATCGAAAGCATGAAGATTTATGGGCATGATGTTTACTATCTACCTAGAACCATAGCAAACCAAGATCCAATTCTATTTGAAGATGCGCTTTCATATTTTACCCAAGCATATCCATTGGAAATGTATCTTGAAAACACAGAGGGCTTCGAAGGTCAAGGTGAACTACTAACAAAGTTCGGCTTTGAGTTTAGATCGACCGCAACTTTTGTTGTCGCGAGACGCCGTTGGGAAGAATCTGTTGGTAGAAATGCAGAAAATTTACAGTTACCAGAGCGACCATCTGAAGGCGATCTATTATTCTTTCCTAAAACAAAGACGTTTTTTCAAATCAACTACGTGGACTTTTTAAATCCTTTCTACCAGTTAGGGAAGATTTACACATATAGAATGTCATGCCAAGTATTTGAATTTAGTTCTGAAACTATCGATACTGGCCTTGAAGAAATTGATGGTATTACCGATGGCTTAACTCAAGACATTTTTGATTGGCAACTTATCATGGAGTCTGGTGATTTTGTTCTGTCGAATACCGGCGACTCAATTATCCTACAAGAAAGTGGTACAACAAACGTTGATTCTTTAGATCAGACTAATGAGTTTGAAAACGAAGCGGGCGAGTTCTTAGATTTCACAGCATTCAATCCATTCGGTGAAGTTCAAGTAAGGACAGCGGCATAATGTTTTTGAAGCAGCATTTTTATCACCAGCACATTCGTAAAGCTATCATTGCTTTTGGAACGATATTCAATCAACTAACCGTAGAGCGTAAAAACTCTGCGGGGGAAGTGGCTCAGTCCATTCGAGTGCCTCTTGCATACGGACCTAAAGATAAATTTCTGGCAAGAGTTGCCGCGGTACCTGGAAATGATCCCGCGTCGGTTGCAATCACATTACCTAGAATTGGTTTCGAGATTACTGGTCTTCAATATAATCCACAACAGAAATTGAATATTCTTACAAAGAATATCGCAGTGGGTGTGGGTGACGATGCAGATAAAGTAAGAGTGCAGTATACTAGCACCCCATATACTTTATCGATATCCCTTTTTATCGTAACAAAAAATCAAGATGATGGACTTCAAATCATCGAACAGATTTTACCGTTCTTCAATCCAGATTTTTGTGTGTCCATAACTGATATCCCAGAAATGGGAATCAAAAGAGACTTGCAAATTATATTGGAGAATGTCTCATACGAAGACAATTATGAAGGTGAGTTTACACAAAGACAATCTATTGTATGGAATCTAACCTTTAATCTTGGTATAAACTTCTACGGTCCAGTTGATATGCAGGGTTATATTAAAACTGCAATTGCTAATACGTATGCAGCCATTAATCCTAGTGTGGACACGTTGGAAAAAATTAAGTATCAAGTAACCTATACGCCTAATGATGCATCCTATCTAGACGATTGGAATTATGTGGAGCAATTTGATGAAGCCTACGAATAATCAATACGATAAATTAGATGCCATTTTTGGCACACATATGGATGAAGTTCTGAGTTCGAAAGAAGAAAAACTACCAGTAGTGGTGGAAGAACCATTGCTGCCAGAAATCATATCTACGGGTGATGATATTGAAGATGACTATCTGGCCGCAAGAAAAAAACTAAACGATTTGATTGGTACCAGCCAGCAGGCTCTTGATGGTATGTTGAATGTTGCTCTAGCTAGTGATAGTCCTCGTGCATATGAAGTAGTAGGTCAGTTGATTAAGACCACAGGTGATGCAGCCAAAGACCTTCTTGATTTGCAAGCAAAGAAAAAGAAGTTGCGAGAAGAAGAACCAAAGAAACAGAATATTGATACACAAAACAATATCATCTTTTCTGGTTCCACATCTGATTTACTTAAGGCATTGAAAGCCGAAAAAGCCAAAGTGATAGAACATGAGTGAGGAATCCTCGTATCACGGTAATATTAACTTAAAGCCGATTGGTCATAAGCATAACTTTACATTCGAACAGCTGGCAGAAATTGAAAAGTGCCAGGAAGATCCTATTTACTTTATTGAAAATTATTGTATGATTGTCACACTGGATTATGGTCTCCAGTTATTTAA